CACCACCATAAATTTCTGCGCCTTGAACTCTTCCAAATGTTCCGCCACCATTACTGGCTGTTTGTGCATCATTTCTACCTATACCAGTAATCTTAATAGTTGAACCGTCTGAATTAAATGTTGTGTAATTAATAAAGACTGCTGGATCTGGTGCGCCGCCCCTACCATATCCTCCACCGTCATTAGTTAGTGGGATATACTCACCTTCACTTGGTTTAATTCTATACCCCGCGGCCCAAAGTGAAGGTTGCCATTGATCATATGTGTATTGCGGAGGATTATATGGTGCGTAAGGCCCTACAATTTTACCGCTCGGGCTGACAGTTCCAGTAGATGCATCTAAAAGTTCAAAGGGGACAGGATCATAATCCGGATTAGGTATAAACTCAGGACTTAGTGGATCTGCTGGATCCCAATCAGGATTAGGAATTTCTTCTACAGGATCGTAATTCGGATTATCCGGATTCATAATTGCGTCCCTAGTGCCAGGACCATCGTTGGTGACAGTATATTCTAATTCTAAAGTAATTGCACATGGCTCCCAGGATACTGCTAAAAACAATTGTTGATAGATAGCAGCCAAATCTGAAGATTGTGCAGAAGCAGTAACATTTTGTATTTCTTTATCTCCTGCTAGATAACTATACAACTCACGCCAATTATATGGATTACCTGACATATTGCCAAAAAAGTCATCCATTCTATAGTTACCGCCTACATTTGAACCTAGTCCCATTTGCTCTTGTATTTCTTGTACTAAAAGTTCATCTACTGGTTTTTGTAAAGAAGATCCGGATGCCTGTGTTCCATTTGCATCAACAGTATCGTCTGACATTAATTCTAAATTTTGAAGACAGTTACCTAATTCACCAGGAGTAATTTGTTCAATATTACTGATTTGTAAGAAGGCATATCTCACTGCTCCTGCGGCTACTGCTATGGCTTCAGGTATAACTTCATTCTGTTTTCCTAAGTATGAATCATATCCTTTAGGAAGAGTATTATTAGGTGTTGCATCAATTACAGTTTCTAGTGGACCTGGTTTTCCTTTAGTGAATAACGTACCCACAACATTTCTTACTGCTGTAGAGTCAAGTGCCGGGTTTACGGCGCCCGAATCCGTTGCATCAGAATAAATTAAATAATATGTTTTAGAGCCTGTAGGTAAACCCGTTGTAGTATTGTACAGAGGTACTGTAAGAGATTCTCTACAATTATAAAATAGATACCAAGGGTTTAACATATCCGCTAATGTACGTATTTTTGATGTGAATCCAGAATCCTCCCCTGGATTGTCTGGATCACAACGATAATTTAAAAGAAATGCATTGTTTGTTAATGATGATAAACAAACTTGTAAGTTTTTTCCGGCAATAGATAAAAACGCCGTATATATTTTTCGTTCTTGTTCGGCAGTACCATGATCGTTTGCTTTGGATAAACTTCTAATTTCTCTTTCTTCAAGTCCGGCGGCTCCTAAGGCTAAATTTAAATCTGTTGTTAGTCCACCATGTTCATATAATTGCTGTAATAATGTTGAGGGAAATCCAAAACGATCTAGTCGTTTAAAGTCAAATATCTTTTGTAAACATTGTAAATCGGCTGCAAGACCTTGTGTATACAAAGATACACCGGTGATATCTCCAGTAATTAGATCATCCATATTACTGAAAGAACCTTCTAAAAACGTATCGGCGTTTTGTGCTGTAGATATTGTTCTATTATTATATTGTGCAAAACTGTATGCTTCGTTAAAAGAACCTAAAAAATCTTCGTATCTAGGTGATGCTTGGCCTTCTCTGCCAGGTTGAGCATGCCAATTAAATTCATTATGTGCCTGTAAAGCATGACATCTAATCCAACCCCATTGAGTAATACTATGATTTGGGTTTGACATGTTATAAGGTAACCATGTGGCTTGTTGCCCATAATCTGTTACGCCTGTTACAGAATATCCTGCGTTTGCGGGTCCAGGTAATGCACCTGTTATACCTAAAGATTCAGCATATTCGACTGCTTTACAGTCAGATGATCCTGATGTTTTTCCTGCCCACGATTCTGATGCATCTTCTGCAATATATGTAGGAGGTTTTGAATTTCCTAATGCGTAGCAACTGCCATATCCACTAATTGAAATAAGATTATTATATGTGCCACTTCCCACAACCCCTCTTAAATAAGCATCATTAATAGACCATACAAGCATTCTAAGCACAGTATTTTGTACAAGTGTACCGAATATATACTCTGAGTTTGATCTGCTAATACCCATAAAGAATTGGGCGTTAGGGTTGATCCTAAGACATCTGTTTTGTAAAAGGCCGCCTAATACATTTTGACCTAAAGGACTTTGTTTACCTGTGTCTGCCATATATTACCTTACGGAACAAATACCGTTTCTGCTCCTTCTACGATTTTGTGTTTACAATCGTTTCCGGAACCTACTCTGAGTACAGGTTTACCTTCACAAAACACTGTGGGACTACCTTCAGTTGTTTTTGCGGCTTTGTGAGGTTTTTTATTTGGTTTTGGATCGTGTGGAGAAATTTCACTAACGTGGAGACCTACAGGTTTGCCTTCTGCAAAGACAGTTTCTGAGCCTTTGAGAATTTTACCACCTGTAGTGTTCTTATCTCCCTTGCGGCTTAATTTCGCCATGTAATTTTATCCTACTAATATTTTTTTCTCCGGTACTGTTACTCCGGTTGTTGCTTCTCTGTATTTGTCCTTGACTTCATCTGCTGTAACAGCAATAAGAGAAACACTATTAGTATTTAGTCTTGGATTTTCAGCGGTTGAAGCAGAAAATACACTAGGGATAAGAGCCATGCCAGTCTGACTGGGTGCAAGAGATACTGGATCTTCAAGTTCAAAAAATCCATCTTCATTCCCTACTACTTTAGATACTACTTCTTCTCCGCTGTTTAGTTTAAAAGAGTAGACCTGCCCTAATTTAATTATACTACTCATTATGACTCCAATTTTTGTTTTAATTCAGTAAATCCACCAACATAATCTTCATCTAAAAAGATTTGTGGGGCAGTACGTGCATTAGGGACTACTGCTAATAAGTCTTCTAATGTGTACCCGTGTCCGATTTTTCTTTCTTCAAACTCAACACCTTTAGATTCTAACAATTTTTTTGCTTGATCACAAAATGTGCAATTATCTTTGCTCCATACAATGGCTTTCATTCTTTCTCCTAGATAGTTAAATGTTATAAGTTTATTTAATGCAGTATTACAGTCAAATAATATTTTTTGGCGCTTACAACTCGGGTAAGGCTTCGTAATCAAGTGATTCTGACATGACACCTATTACATAGTTAGTTGATTCATTTTCTTGTAATGCTGTTTGTTTTTTGCTAGTATCACTGTGTTTATTAAACCATGGAATAGGACTTACTTTTGGAGCAGGTTCGTTGTATTTTATACCTATTGCTTTAAGTGATTCTAATGCTGTATAATCTACAAATTCTTTAAGAATGTTTGCATTCAAACCAATTACAGGACCTTTCTGAAACAAATAGTCTGCCCATTCTTTTTCTTCTCTAATTACATCCATATACATATTATATACTTCTTGTTCGCATTCTTTTTGTGCTTTTAAGAATCGTTTGTCTTCTTTTACTACTTGATTGATAATCCAACCCGTCCAACCTTTATGTAATAATTCATCTTGTAAAATCAATGAAATGATATTGCCGTTACCAATAAAGATTCTATTTTCTACCATTGCTAACGATGTAGCAAACGAAACCATAAATCTTAATGCTTCTAAGGCATAACTTGCATGTAGTGCCATCCAAATTGCTTTAATGTGTTCATGTTCATCAATCTTATGACCCATTTCTTTTTTACAATTAATTTGATGCAATGCTTCGTAATATTCACCTACACTAGATGCCATATCAGCAATTTCTTTTGTATCATGTATTGTGTTAAAAATATCTTTGGGTACATTGTATATGTTTCTAATAATATGACTATAAGAACGTGAGTGAATGTTAGTTTCAAAGAAAGACCAGTTGTAGCATAATGCTTCTACCTCAGGCAAACTCACTACAGGAGTAAAAACTTGTGCAGGTCCTCTGCCTTGTAAACTATCTAATGCAGTTTGTCGTAAGAGATTTGCAGTAAAAATATGTTTAACAGCATCACTGGCATCTTTAAAATCAGATGCGTCCTTTGTCAAACTAATTTCTTCTGGTATCCAAAAGAAACCCCTAGCAGTTTCTTCAAAGTTTGCTATTTTGTCATATTTTACTTCTTCAAATCTTTGAATAGTTACCGGACCCGAAGGGTCTAAAAACATTGTGCTTTCCAAATAATTAGTTTTCTTTGATAAATCATACTGTTCTTTACTCATAATTAATTCCTATAGTTTACATGCTTCGCAATCATCATCAAATGCTGGTTCGTCAATGTATTGTTTTGCTATTTCTACTAGTTGTTCGTCTTGTCTTTTAACTCCCGCTTTATTTATTAAAGAATAATAAAAAGTCTTAAGTCCCCATTGGTGTGCCTGCATTAAGTTTTTTGCAATCAATGTTGTAGGCACCTTTTGATCTTTAAAGTGTGCTGGATTGTAAAATGTGTTTGTTGATATACTTTGGTCTACATAGGCCGCTAGTACTGCCGCAGTCTTTAGATATGCATCACAGTCTTGTTGTTCCCACATCAACTGATAAGAGTTTCTTACACGTTTGATATGATAGTCTGGTACTACTTGTGTTAATGATCCTGCTTTACTTTCTTTAACAGAGATTAAACTCATTGGCATTTCAATACCGTTTGTAGAATTAATAACTACACTAGATGATTCTACTGGGGCAATTGCCATTAAAGTTGCATTTCTAACACCATGCTCTTTCATTTCTTTTCTTAATGATTCCCAATCGCACTCTGGCTTAA